CTCAACGCTTTCCTGGGTTCCAAGCTCATGTGCATGGCGATCCGGCTGGCGATTACCGAGCCCAGACTGATGAGCGCACGCCATTCCAGATCTTGAGATCGGCGGGCATCAAAGCCTATCCGGCTGGCAACAATGACGTTTCGCTTCGCCTCGAAGCTGTGAGTACAGCACTGAACCGCCTCATTGATGGCCAACCAGCTTTCTTGGTGGACCAAAAGTGCGCCAATCTCCTGAAGGGTTTCCGTGGCGGCTATCAATATCGACGTCTTCAAGTCTCTGGGACTGATCGATATGAAGAGAAGCCAGACAAAAACAAGTTTTCGCACGTCCATGACGCACTTCAGTATGCCCTGATCGGTGGCGGTGAAGGCAGAGCCTTGACTAATACTGGACAGAACGCCAGACCAGTTGTGGCTAGACGCGACTTTGATGTATTCACTAGGAATGCTATGCCGAAAAGACAGCCTCGCGTCAGGTTCGGTCCATTGTAAATGTGACTGCACATTTGCAAGTGTCGCAGGATAAAGGAGAATATCATGTGTGGTGCACCGCCCCCGCCGAAGACCCCCGAACCAGATCCCGCAATTGCCGAGCAGCGTCAGGCTCAACTTGATGCAGCTCAGTCTCAGCGTTCAGAAGACAAGCAGCGCCGTCTCCAAGAACAGGTCGTGCGTACGAGCGGCATGTCTGGCTTCCGCTCCCTGATCTCTGGCAGTAAAGGCGGCGGCGGCTTTGGCCGTGGGCTGTTGAGCTAATATGATTATCAACGAACCGCTACCTGATACCACGGGCAACGAGGCCGAGATCCTCTCTAACCGTTTTCGGCGTGCTAAAAGCATCAAGGATATGTGGCTTCCCAAGTTTGAGGAATGCTACGAATATTCTATGCCGCAGCGCGAGAGCCTCTATGCTCAGTCTCAGGCACAGGTTCGTACTGATAAGATCTTCGATGAGACTGCTGTGGTCGGGGTGCAAGAGTTTGCGTCCCGCCTTCAGTCAGGTCTGACGCCTAACTTTGCACGTTGGGCCGAACTCATTGCTGGCTCTGAAATCCCTGCTGACCAGAAGTCGGAAGTAGATAAAGCCCTCGAAGAGGTCACGAACTACATCTTTGAGATCATCCAGAACTCCAACTTTGCTCAAGAAACCCACGAGGCTTTCCTTGATCTGGCCGTTGGCACAGGATGCATCCAGGTCACAGAAGGTGACGCCCTCAATCCTGTGATCTTCACAGCCGTCCCTTTGAGCCAGCTCTTTCTTGATACCGGGCCCGACGACAAGATCGACCACATCTTTCGTGAGCGTTCACTCCGCGCATCCAATATCACGGTAGCCTATCCGAAGGCCAAGATCCCTGTGGATCTCCAGCGCAAACTGGATACCGGAAAAGATGAGCATATTACTCTCGTTGATTGCACATATCGCATCTATGGTTCTCTCGATGAAGAGCACCAGCGAGTAGTGTTCGATCCCAAGACTAAGGACATCTACTTCAAAGAGAAGTTCTCTGGAGTTGGTTCTGGTCAGTATATTGCCTTCCGCTGGTCGAAGGCTGCTGGTGAAGACTATGGCCGTGGCCCATTGATGAACGCAATGCCAGCGATCAAGACCTGTAATCTTGTCGTACAAATGACGCTTGAGAATGCTCAAATGGCAATCTCTGGTTTTTATACGATGGAAGATGACGGCGTGGTTAATCCCGATACCGTTCAGATCTTGCCGGGTACGATTGTTCCTGTCGCGCCAGGGTCCAATGGTTTGCGAGCCATTGCTCCAGCTGGCGACTTCAATGTGAGCCAGTTGATACTTAACGATATGCGTATGAATATCCGCAAGGCTCTATACAACGATATGCTTGGTAACCCAGACAAGACACCTATGAGCGCGACTGAAGTGGCGCAGCGCATGGCTGACCTGTCCCGCCAGATTGGAGCTGCCTTTGGCCGCCTGTCTTCTGAGTTTGTTAATCCTGTCCTTCGTCGTGTGGTATACATCCTGAAGAAGCAGGGTCGCATTAACCTTCCAACCGTCAATGGTCGTGAAGTTAAGGTTCGTTCGACGAGTCCTCTTGCCCAAGCACAGGCGCAGCAGGACATTGTTGTGTTCGATAGGTTTGTTGAATTGGTCCAAGCACGCTTTGGGCCGCAGCTTGTTAATCTTCTTGTCAAGAGCGAAGATGCTTCCAAGTATCTTGCTGACAAGTTTGGTGTGCCGGAACGCCTGTTACGCTCTGATAAGGAACGTGCAGATCTGGTCGCACAGATGACGCAGATCCAGGGAGCTATGCAAAATGGTGGACAAACGCCTACAGGTGGTGGGGCCTGACGGAATCCCACGTCCTCCAGATAAAGAGCAAGAACTAAACAAGATCTTCAATGGCGTCTTCAGTGGAACTGCTGGCGCTGAAGTCTTGCGTTATCTGCGCTCTATTACTATTGAAGCAGTGTCCGGTCCTAACGTGACTTCGACAGAACTGTTTCATCGCGAGGGTATGCGCTACCTCGTAGGTATTATTGAGCAGCGCATTTCAAGGGGAAAAAATGGCTGATTCACTTATTTCATCTGGTACGCAAGGCGACCAGACGCAGACGGCTGCTGTCAATGATCAGATCACCGATGCCGTTACCCAAGGCATTAATCAGGAAACTAGACCAGATTGGCTTCCCGAGAATTTCTGGGTCGAAGGTAAACCGAATTATGAGAACCTGGCTAAAAGCTATAGCGAACTTCGTACCAAGTTTGGTAGCAAGGAAGAAGACCTTCGTGCACGCATTATCGACGAGCTTTCGTCGGAGGCTATTGCTGGCCGTCCTGAGGCTTCAGATAAATATGAGCTTCCTGAAATTGAGGGTACAGATATTCAAGCAATGGCTAGCCACCCGCTGACAAAGTGGTGGTCTGACTTTGCTTTCGAGAACGGCTTTGATCAGGATACCTTCAAGACAGGGATCCAGAAGTACATTGAAGCCCGTATGTCTGATGCCCCAAACTACGAGGTTGAGTTCAAGGCGCTCGGTGACAATGCCGCTGCGCGTACCGAAGCTGTCGGTCTGTGGGTAAATAAGAACTTCGACCAGACTGAACGTCAAGCTGTTGAGCAACTTTGTGCAACTGCGAACGGCGTGAAGGTTATGGAGAAGGTTATGAACATGCTGAAGGATGGTGGATCATCCGCAGCATTTGAGCCACCGCCGGAAGTCACGGACCGTGATGTCCAGAAGATGATGCAGGATCGTCGATACTGGCATCCATCTGACCGAGATCCAGCCTATGTGGCCAAGATCGAGGCGCACTTTAAGAAGAAATACGGAACGGTCTAATGAACGTCCGCGCTTTAGAGATCCAGGATCTCGATGCGTGTATTCGGATTGGGGCCTTGATGCACGCCGAAAGCGTGTATCGGGTCCATCCGTTTAGCGAAGATAGGCTTAGATTCCTGGCTCACCAGTGTCTTACTCGTGAAGACTATCAATGCTTGGTTGCCGAAAGAAACGGCGAGATCATTGGGCTAATGGTTGGGATTACTGGTCTCAACTTCTTTGCTGATACCCGCTACTCGGCCGATCTGGCCCTATATGTTGTGCCAGAGCATCGCGGCTCTACTGCTGCGGTTCGTCTAGTAATAGAGTTTAGCAAGTGGGCGGCTGACGTAGGCTGTCAGGAACTCCGCTGCGGGGTAACTACAGGCATCAATGATGAAGTCGGAGCCAAGCTTTATAAGCGGTTTGGCTTTAAAGATGGTGGTGCTTTGTATGTAAAGCAGATTAGTCCATTGTGAAAAAGTCTATAGGTAGAGAAACCTATAGCCAAGGCCCGAAAAGCTGGTGAGCCCCGAAAGGGATAACTCGTTAGCCAGTGATTCTCGGATAACCTTATCACCTAAGGTTCAATCAAACTTTGAAAGGGCACGATCATGGCTGTCACCATTGACCAGGCTTTTATCAAGCAGTTTGAGTCCGAAGTTCACATGGCGTATCAGCGCCAGGGCTCAAAGCTGCTTAACACGGTTCGCTTCAAGAATTCGGTTCAGGGTAAGTCCACGACCTTCCAGAAGGTCGGCAAAGGCGTTGCTGCCACGAAGAGCCGTCATGGCAATCTTCCTGTCATGAACGTCGATCACACGAACGTGGAATGCACCCTCGGCGACTACTACGCTTCTGACTATGTTGATAAGCTCGACGAGCTGAAGATCAACATCGACGAGCGTCAGATCGTTGCTTCGTCGGCTGCTTACAGCCTTGGCCGTAAGTCGGACGATCTCATCCTCACGGCTGCTGATTCGACATCGAACACGATCACTGAGTCGAGCACGGATGGTCTCACCCAGACCAAGATCAACACCGTGTTCGAATACTTCGGCACGAACGATGTGCCGGATGACGGCGAGCGTTACTTCGTGATCAGCCCTGCTGGTTGGGTCGATCTGCTCGGCATCTCGGCATTCTCTGACGCTGACTTCGTTGGCCCCGATGACCTCCCCTACAAGGGCGGCATGGTTGCCAAGCGTTGGCTCGGCTTCATGTGGATGACGCACTCCGGCCTGTCGATCTCTTCGACGATCCGTAAGTGCTATGCCTACCACCGTTCGGCCATTGGTATGGCCTCGGGTCAGGACGTGACGACTGAAGTCAACTACGTTCCTGAGAAGGCAGCTCACCTTGTCACGGCTATGATGTCCCAGGGCTCTGTCCTGATCGACACCACTGGCGTGTACGAAGTCCAGATCAAGGAGTAATAAATCATGGCTCTTGTTGCTGCTGATCTTGTGAAGGTTGCTGGTGGCGCACGTCAGGTGTGGCACTACACTTCGGCTGATGCCGTTGGCACTGTCGCTGGTTCTGGTTACTTCAATGATGTGACCTCGAACCTCCGTCAATGGGATACCATCCTCTGCGTGGGTGCAACTGGCGGTACGCCGACAGTTGACGTCCTGGTTGTCACGTCCGCTACGGGCGCTGCAACCGTCACAACGACGAATGGGACCTAATCGATCACGTCTCAATCATGAGATTGATCATGCGGGTGGGGCTACGGTTCCACCCGCTTTAGTATGAGGGATCGCTGTGTCCACTACCGATATTGATATCTGCGCTCGTGCCCTGATTATGATCGGGGCTCAACCCATTACGTCCTTCGATGATGGGACCACCGAGGCAACGGTAGCTGCGAACCTGTATGAAGACACGGTTCGTGATCTTCTCTCTCGCCATCGCTGGCGCTTTGCCACTGGCCAAGTTCAACTCTCCCGACTGACTGCATCACCTGATGCTCGTTGGGACGCTGCCTATCAGCTTCCAGCTGACATGCTAGTTCTTCATGGCGTGACCATTACCGATGATAACATCGCCTATGACCGTTATCAGGATATGGTTTATTGCAATGCAACAGCAGAAGATCTGGTCTTCGCTGATTATACATTCCGTGCAACAGAAGATCTCTGGCCTCCTTACTTCACTACGGGCGTCCAATATCAGCTTGCCTCTATCTTTGCCTATTCGGTTGCTGCCCAAGAAGGTCTGGCTGATCTCTTCGAGAAGCGTGCCATGCGCCATATGACAATGGCTCGCACCATTGACAGCCAGAGCCAGACTACTCGACGTCTCAATGTTCAACGCTTTAATCAGGTTCGGACTACGACGAGAGGGTACTAACCGATGGGTATGAAGCTAGTTCAAACTAACTTCTCCTCGGGAGAAATTGGTCCCCTGATGGATATGCGCCATGATTCGGGCGCTTATGCCAATGGTGCTCGTCGGCTGCGCAATGTCTCGATCCTGAACCAGGGTGGTGTTTCTCGCCGTCCAGGCACAGAGCACATGGCCACCTTGAATGGCCGTGCTCGCCTGATCCCCTTCGAGTTTTCTAGCACCGAGCAGTATATCTTTGCCTTTGGCAATACACGTTTAGATATCTATTCGGCGTCTGGTACTTTGATCCAGAGCATTACTAGCTGCCCTTGGACATCATCAATCCTCTTCAGCATGACCTACTCACAGGCTGCTGACGTTATGATTATCTGTTCTCCAGAAATGGCGACACAGGTTATTCGTCGTACATCTGCTAGTACCTTTACCCGTTCAGCATTCACCTTCTCTCAGGCTGTCAATGCGGAATTAATCTATCAGCCATATTATAAGTTCGCTGATGATGCGATCACTCTGTCTGCATCTGGCACGACAGGAAGTGTCACCCTAACGACTAGCTCGGCCTTCTTTACATCTGGCTATGTAGGAACTCGCATTCGCTGGTTTGGGATTGAGATCGAGATTACGGCTTATACTAATTCATCAACTGCAACGGGTACTATTAAAGGTACTCTCAAGGGTTATTACGATATTGATCCGCTCAAAACTTCAGATGGATCTGGTGTTGTTGAGGTAACCCATGTCAATCATGGCTTTACTACAGGAACCAGTATTACTATTTCTGGTGTCAATGCCTTTGCTGGTCTGACAAAAGCACATTTAAATGGAACACATACTATTACGGTTCTAAATGACAACGTGTATACCTACACGGCTGGCGGTACAGCCAATGAGTCGGCTGATGGCGGCGGTCCTAATGTCCACTTCTCTGGAAATAATATTCCAACCCGTAATTGGGATGAGCCAGCATTTTCATCAGTCCGTGGCTACCCTGGATGCGTAACATTCCATGAAGCGCGTCTTTGGTTTGGTGGATCTTACTCACAACCGGATAGCCTCTGGGCATCCAAGATTGGTGAGTTCTTCAACTTCAGCGTAGGCGAAGGTCTAGATAATGAATCGATCCAGGTTTCGGTTGGTTCGGATGACATCTCATCCGTCCTCCATCTTGTTTCGAACCGTCACCTTCAGATCTTTACGGCCACATCCGAGTTCTATGTGCCTCGTAATGCCCAATCAACTGTAACGCCTGGCAATATCACTATTGCTCGTCAGACGCCTTATGGTTCGTCCAATGTAACGCCTCTGCCATTTGACGGTGCTACAGTCTATCTTCAGGCTACCAAGAGTTCGATCAGAGAGTTTCTGTATACTGATACAGAACAGGCCTATAGTGCGCCTACTCTATCTTTGCTGGCCGATCACCTGATCGATGCTCCAGTTGATATGAATATTTTGTTTGGAACGGAGGATCGACCAGAGCAATATCTCGTGGTCGTCAATAACGATGGGACTGTTGCTTGCTTTCACTCGGCTAGATCTGAACGTCTGGCTGCATGGTCGTTGTGGGAAACAGAGCACCCATCTGGCACAGCCAAGTTTGACTCCTCAGTCTCCCTTGGCAACCGTCTCTACTTCTCGGTCCTGCGTGGCTCGTCCTACTACCTTGAGCGGATGGCTAAGAACGATCTCGATCTGACGCTGGACTGCGCCAAGAGCTATACATCTGGATCGGCTACCAAGACATGGACGATCAGTTCGATCTATGCCAATCGGACGGTTTCGGTTGTCTCGAACAACTATTACCTTGGCGACTGTGCCTGTGACGGCTCAAGCCAGATTGTCCTCAATGATGAAGTCACGGCTATCACAGTCGGCTTCAACTACGATGTGACGATTGAGACGCTGCCAGCCAATATCCTGCTGCCGTCAGGTAACTATTCTGGCCGTCCGAAGCGGATTGCTCGCGTAATCTTGGCACTGAATAACACTCTGGCTGTCAGTATCCAGGGCAACCGTCTGATTGTTCGACAGGTCAATGATGACTTCTCGACACAGCCGACTGCTGTTACTGGTAAGCGGGAGTTCTTCTTGCTTGGCTTTAACCGTGATGCCACGGTTGTTATTAACCAATCTGAACCATTGCCCCTTCGTTTGCTAGGCATGGCTATGGAGGTATCTATCTAATGTGTATCTCAGCTACCGCTGCGCTTATTGCTTCTACTGCTATCTCAGCTGTTGGTGCTGGCGTTTCAGCCGTTCAGCAATCCGCTGCTGCCGAATCAGAAGCAGCATGGCGCAATTATCAACTTGAGATCCAGAACCGTCAGCTTGCAGAAGATGCCGAGTTGACCCGTATTCAGGCTCTTGAGACTGAGAATGCTCGACGCGATCAAAGCCGTAAGTTGCGTGCAGCTAACGAAGCTTACATTGCTGGATCTGGTGTTGGTGAAAGTCGCTCATTCTTACAGGGTGTCGAGCCTCAGAATGAAGCGATGCTTCGTCAAGATGTGGCTTCGCTGCGTCTTCAGTCTGCTACACAGATTGGTCGTATTGCTGATCAGATTGCTGTCAATAAAGCCGAAGGACAGTTTGCTCGTGCTCGTGCTGACATGACATCGACTGCTGCATATACAAATGCCGCATTTACTACTGCTGCTAGCGCCGCAAAGAATTACTATACCTACGCTTCCACACGAGCTACAACCTCAACACGAGCCAAAAGCTAACTAAAAGGCTGAGAGACAGATGGCTATTCAGCAAGATAAGCGCGAGATCATTACTCAACCTAGCAATCGACTGATTCGCGAGTTCAAGACACAATTGCCTGGACCTGATCTCAGTGGCCTCAGTGCAATTGGTAAGGTCATTGGCGATATCGGTGAGAGAGAAATCCTAAAGCAGGAAGCTGCCGATAAGGAAGCCGCGACTATTGCTGGCACGACTGTTGTTAAAAATGAAGATGGTTCCTATGCCCGCGCTACTCCACCTGAAGGTGGGTCTGTTGCTTATCGCAATGCTTTCAATATTGCGTCAGACCAAGCCTATGTAAATGCTGTCTATCGTGACTTTGAGTATAAGGCCAATATCGTAGCAGCAGATCGTACAGTTCCAGCAGAAGCACGCATTGCAAAGCTACAGGCACAGGCTGCTGGTACACTGGCTGGTGTTGATCCCCGTGTCCGTGGTCAACTCGAACCTATCTTCCAGCGCGAGATTAACCAGCGTCAAGGATCCATTCTGAACCTTGAAGCAGCCAATAATCAGTCTACTCTGATCACACAGAATGCGAGCGCAGCTGAAGAGCATCTGCGTAAGTATCTTGATCTCAGCAGCATTGGTGCGACTGAAGATGCAACTACTGCCTTTGGTGCAGCACGTTCGTCATTTGAAGCAGCAGCTCGCCTTCGCAACTCTAGTCAAGCATATGTTGACCAGGAGATGGCTGGCTTTGATCGACGCCGCCAAGAACTGGATGCATTCCTACCTACGCTGGACAAGATCCGTCAGGGCATTGCTAACAAAACCGTGGCTCCTGATGAGGTTGAGCGGTTCATTTCTATGCTACGTCCAGGTGCTTCTGCAAAAGGTGCTGTTGCATTTGATATGACGGATGCTGACGTTGCTCGTACTATGAGCAAAGATACACGCGACTATGTGCGTGGTCTTATGGACACATTGAATAAAGACTACGCATCTACGATGGCTCAAAGCACTGAGGATCGTAAGGCTGATGAACTAAATATCTATTTCTCGAATGGCGGAACTTCATTGCCGGAAAACATTTCGGCTAATGTACATAGTGCTGCAAGTCGTAAAATATTAAAAGGTCAGAATCTTTTGCCTGAAACGCCGGAAGGCGTTACTGCACTTGCTCGTCTGCACAATGGTATCTTGCCAGAAGATCTGTATCGTACTCGCTTCCAAGGTATCCATGAAGTAGATGCCACAACAACAGATGGCCGCGCAAAGCTCGAAGATCGACTTGCTCTATATCGTCGTATGAAAAACCTTCCTACTTCAGAAGGTATTCAAGATCGAACAGATATTATCTCGGCAACTGAGCGTAACTTCCTTTATCACGTCAGCAATGCTGGCGGTGATAACCTTGAACTTGCTGCACGTTCAGCCAAAGCCTTGATTGATCGTGGCTTGGCAATGTCTCCACAGGCACAGATTGATTTTGTGCGCTCTGAAATCAAGGTCAAAGATGCCAATGCAAAAGTAGATGAGCGGTCTGTGGTCGGTAAGGTCATTGAGAATATGGCCCGTGGTCAGGCTGGTGGTTCATTTTTCAAACCAAATTATGATGATCTTCCTATGGAAGCCCGTCAGTTTGTTGTGACTGAAGTTGCCAAGAGCATGGTTCAGGGCATTCCCTATGACCAAGCAGTCAAAGATGCTGGTCGCGACTTTATCAATAACTGGACCAAATCCAATATTATTGTCTCAAACCGTCCTGGTGGAACTAATAGCCCTTGGGTTCGTAAGGATGAACAGATCCCACTTGCTTATGATGCTATCAATCAGAAGCAGACAGATGAATATCTGAAGCCTTACATTGATCAATATATCAAAGAACGAATTAACCTTCCTGCAATGAAGGCTGCTGGCATTCCAGTTGAGACTTTAGAGTTTGGAAAGAATGTTAAGCTCTTGCCTAGCCGCACTGGTGGTAGCGAGCGTTCTTATACGCTTGCCTACTATGAGCCAAATGCTCGTGGCATCACTACGCTGTTTACAAAAGAAAACCAACCAGCACTTATTGTGCCAGGTGGTGCGCGTCGAGCATTTGAAAATCAAACAATGTTTGAGAATGAACGCCGTGTTCTTGAGGGCCGCGAAAAGCTTCCAATTCCAACAGATCAGGCTGTATCTCCTAACCCAATGGATATGGGTGGCGCTGCTATTCTAGGTACAAGGGGTGAAGCAACTTCGGCTCTCTCAACTCCGATTGAGCGCAGTATTGATCTGCGTCTGATTGAGCCAACAGAAAGTTATTCGGTTCTGCTTGGGCGCACACGTGCATCTGTAGCACCTAGCGCCCAGAAGTATATTGATTTTACTTCTGCAAAGCTAACTGAGTATGGCATGGAAGGTCAGGCTGGTTATCTAATCAAAACACTTGGTCTTGAAAGCCGCTTTAAGCCTGATGCCAAAAATCCAAAGTCAAGCGCTTTTGGTCTTGGCCAGATGACTGCTGGCACTTGGGCCAAGTATGGTCAAGGAGATCGTAATGATCCAGAAGCACAGATTGATGCTGTCATCCGGTTTACACGAGATAACATGCGTTCATTTCGAAGCGCTGCTGGTCGTGAACCAACCAATGGCGAACTCTATCTGATGCACCAGCAAGGCTTTGGTGGGGCAAGTGCATTGCTCTCAAACCCAGATGCAAATGCCATTGATGTCTTGACTAAGGTTACTGGTGATCGCAAGATTGCTGTAGCTTCGATTGCGAATAACTTGCCTGGAGATATGTCCAAATACTCTGGCAATATCACTGCACGCCAATTCACCTCCTTCTGGATGAGCAAGTTTAACTAATGGCTGAACTCGACCCTATCCTCCAAGAAGAATTTCAGAAGCCCACCGAAGAACAATTCGGAGGGCAGATCAGCGATACTGTATCGCCTCCCGCTCCTGTCTTTGTTGAGAGACAAGGTGTAATTGATAATGCTCTGGACATTGTGCAGCGCACATCGACGGCTTCTTTTCTGCAATGGCAGAAAGATAATATCTATAACTTTGATGATCCTAACTTCGATCTCAAAACTTACTTGGATACAAATCCAGAGCGCCGTCCATATGCTCATATTTTCTCTGATGCTACATCTCAGAGATATGCCGATGATCGTTGGAACCGTTTCAAAACAAACTTAGAAACTGATCAGCGTCTTGCTGATTCGGAAGCCTTCTGGTCACGTATGGTGACTGATATGGCTCTCGACCCTATCAATGTGGTTCCTGGTCTTAACCTGAAACGTGGCGTTGGGATCATTGAAGGTGTGGTCCGTGGCGCTGGTGCTGCCTTGCCATCGGTTGCAGCAGATGCAGCCATTCGTCTTAAATATGATCCTAATGCATCACTGGATGATGTGAAGGAACAGATGCTCTATGGCACGGCGATTATGGGCGTGCTTGGTGGGGCAGTTGGTATGCTCAAGCCAGGTCGCGATGTTAGTGGCTTGTCTAAAGATTTGATTGATGAAGGTCGTCGTCTTGCTGGAGAACCACCTCCTGGCTACATTCGTAAGAATGCCAATGACGAAAGCCCTGTTGTTCTGCATAGCGTTCCACATGACGCTACTGGTAGCTATCGTCCTTATGAGGCTGTGCCTACTGGTGATACACCTACAGGTTTTGCTAAAGCCTATGGTCTTGAAAAGATTGCTGCTGAACAAAGTGCCTTTGCCCGTCTAGCCAATTCTGGTTATCGCGCTTTTGAAGATCTGGCTAATCGTTTGGCTGGTGACTATGGCGTTCGTTTTGCTCGTGCCGAGCGATTTGAAGCACCAGAACCGTCAGCGGCATTGGCTGCTGGTAAGTGGCAAGCAATGGCTGGTGATGCTGCATCACGCATTCGCAATGCTCATGCTCGTTATCTTACGGGTGGCTCAGAGTCGATTGAAGTTGCTGGCTTGAATGTTCGTTCTACCTTGGCTGGCGTTGGAGATACATTCCGTGGCCTGTTCAATCGTGAACGTGGCGATGGCAAGATGACCTTCCAGCAGTTTAAGGAAGAAGTCTTTAAGGCTCATCGTGCTGATAAGATTGAACACTCTATTCCAGAAGTTGAAGAAGCAGCCAAAGCTATTCGTCCCTTCTTCGATGAGATCCTGACAGCGCAGTTGAAGTCTGGCTATATTCGTAATCCTGCATGGGCTGATGGCTATCGCTATCGCTTGTCTGACCAGATCACTCAATATCGCGCAGAGGCAAATGAACTGCGTCGACTTCAGACACGCACAGCTAATCAAGAAGCCAAGCTTACTTTGCTTGATGAGCATATTAAGCTGATCAATAAAGAGCTTATGGAAGTCACTGATCTTTTGAAGATGTGGTCACCACGTCCGAAGGTTGGTGAGCAGATGGATATTGGCGTATCTGAGATTGCAATCTCTCGTCCATCAGTAAATGACAATATTACTCCAGGTCCTAAGCTGGAAGATAATGTTATTGATGTTGCTGACTTGAATAAAGATGCAGATCAGTATCTTTTTCATGGGACCAATATTCGCTCGAATGGAGGCTTTCAGTCATTTGTAAATGAAGATGGCTCTCTAACATTGCGCGCTACATTGCAAAATGTAGGTAAGAGAAACTCGGTTTCTTTTGCTCCAGATATTGAGACAGCGACAGATTATGCCACACGCATTAAGGGTGGTGGTCCTGGAGCTAAACAAAATTCTGGCGCTGGCGTTTTTAAGATTAAAAAAGAATATCTGCCTAACTTAGAGCGCCAGGCTGATGATGAATTTACATTTAATGGTGACGTAACCATTCCTCGTGATGGTTGGCGGTTTGCTTCTTTGCAGGAAGAAGAGGCATTTGCTACTCAATTTAGAAAAGAAGTCGATCAGGTTCGCTCAGAAATAGATCCTGAATTCGAAGCAAAAACTAATAAAGAACTACTCGATGTACTTCACGATAACGCAACTATGGTTGAGGTTCGTGAATCTCAGGGCCTATTTGAAGATGCCGCTTCAGAGTTTGGTGGTCTTGGGCGGCCAGCAGATTCTTATGTAGAATGGGTACTACAAAACTACGGTCGCTATGTATCGGATGATTTTGATAACATGCGAGCTGCAAAAGTTTTGCTCTCTCGAAATATATCAGATGCTGAAATCAAACAGCTTAATACTAACGAGCAAGGTAAAATTATAAATGAATTTGGTCCTCAAAATATTGAGGATCTTAAATCTACAATGGATAGGTTTAATAATATTAATTTCTTTGATGCAAAAAAAGAGTTGGCTGAATTATATCCAGCTACTCCACGAGACGTATTACCCCCGGTTTTGGAAAAACCGATTGGGGCTGATATTGCTATGCCGCGCCAAGCAGCTAACGCAAACTTTGAACCATACACTGGTCCAGAGAAAAACTATCTGCCACGTATCTTTTTGCCTGACCAGATCTCAGCCAAGGCCGATGTCGTTCGCAAGACTATGATTGATTGGTATATGAATCCGGAGAACAATCCTCCTGGTGCAATGCCAAAGGCCAAAGATGTCGAGGCTCGTGTCGATGCAGAAATGCAGGGCATGATGAAACTCGGCCTTATGCCAGGTTCATCAGCTGGCCGTCCTTCCTTTACTCGCTCGCGTTCTATTGAGATCCCCAACGAAGTCTTTGCTGATCTCGGTGTGATCGATATGGATATTGCAAACATCATGCAATTCTATTCGCGCCGCGCTGGTATGGGACTTGAGTACTCACGCGCCTTTGGTAGTCCGAATGCTGATATCTCAATCTCTCAGGCCATGCTGCGCGTTGCTGAAGAAAGCAAAGGCAAGACCGCTGACGAAATCTTGAAGGAAGTTGAAGGACTGAAAGGAGAGGCTGAGAATCTGCGTGACATCCAGCTCGGCACTATTTTTGCCGAGAATGCAGATTCGATTAGTCGCCGTTCGTCTAGCCTAATCCGTTCCTGGTTTGCTGTTACATCAATGGGTGGAGCTCTGATGAACAGCATGATGGAAATGGTCCGTCCAGCTATGGTGCTTGGTATCCGTGAGAACTTTGACTTTGCACTGAAGGCTATGGGTAATATTGAAGTTTTAAAAGCCATGGATAATGAACAGCGTACTAAACTAGCTGGTTATCATGAACTTGCGGCTGGCCAGACCTTCCGTAAGTTCTTTGACAACGGCATCGAAGCTGGTGCTGCTATCAGCCGAACCTCTAAATTGCTTGAGAAGATCGAAGGGCCGCTTGCCTATCTAGCTCGAACCCCTTTATATGCTCTCAATGGTGTTGGTATTTTGACACATTACCAAAAGCAATTTACGGGTTTCGTTGCAGCTGAAATGTTTGCAAGCCGCATTCTCCGTATTGGTGATGGGACAGCTAGCAAAGATGATGCTCTATTCTTGGTTGATCACGGTATCTCTCTTGAAGATGCTCGTAAGATGTCAACTATGCCTATCGAAAAAGATAAAGGCATCCTGTTTGCTAACACGGGTGCTTGGGCAGATCGAGATCTGGCTGATAAATTCTATCAAGCGGTTCAGGCTGTTCAGGATCGTGTCATTACAACACCGACTGCTGCCGATAAGCCTTCCATTATGATGGGTATCCTTGGCAAGGGGGCTGACCGTAAGGAAGCTGCCATGCTTGGCATTCCGTTCCAGCTTAAATCCTGGGGCTTTGCTGCCAACAATAAGATCCTGTTGTCTGGCCTCCAAGGCCGAGATGCCAGCCTGATGTCTGGGATGCTCATGCTCTTTGGTGCTGGTTATCTGGTTTCCTCATTGAAGACCCCACAATGGGACAAGATGAAGACAGATGAGCGTATCCTTATGGGTGTGGAAGCCTCTGGCATTCTTGGACTTTATGGCGATCTTAACTTCATGATTGAGCAGATGAGCCAGGACAAGATCGGCGTCCGACCCATGATGGGTATGCAACCCAAGCGTGGTCCGGCTGACGAGTATGACATGGTTGGCGAGTTCCTTGGTCCAGGTCCATCCAAGATGCTGGACATTTACAAGAGCTTCTCTAGCCCCTATGCGACCAGCCGTGATCGAGCTAACTCGGTCATCCGGTCTCTGCCCTTCAATAACCTTATCTGGATCCCCCAATCATTCCGTACCTTAGCCAGGGATACTGTCGAGAGGGGACTTTAATTAGTCCATTTCTGACAGATCTAAAAACACGGAAAAGGTAGCTAGGAGAATAAGATGGCCATTCTGATCAACGATACCACGCCTCGCTCGCAGTATACGGCGACCTCTGGTCAGACCGTGTTCACTGTGCCGTTCGAGTTTTTTGAAAACTCGGATCTAAAGGTCTATAAAAACTCTACTCTCCTGACCTTGACCACCGACTATACGGTCACTGGCGCTGGCGTTACTAGCGGTGGCTCTATCACACTGGTCAGCGGTGCTACTGCTGGCGATATCCTGACCATTGTTCGTGACGTTCCGGTTAAGCGTGTTACTGACTTTCCTACGTCTGGCCCGTTCAATGTAGATGCGCTTAACAGCGACCTTGATCGCTTGACAGCCATGGTCCAGCAGCAGGAGGCTCTTGATGGCCGTTCGTTGCGCCTCGACCAGTTCGATACACCCAATACCCTGAACACTCTTCCGGCTAAAGCTGATCGTATTGGCCGTGTCTTGGCCTTTAATGCTACCACTGGTCAGCCAGAAGCTGGTCCGACCATTGCTGCAACTCAGACTGTGGCCAATGCCTCAGCAGATATTGATACGGTTGCTGGTTCAATTGCCAACGTCAATACTGTGGCTGGTAACATTACCAATGTGAATACGGTAGCTGGCGTATCGAGTGCAGTATCTACTGTAGCTACTGATATTGCGGCTGTTAATACGGTTGCCGCAGATCTTAATGAAGCCGTTTCTGAAATTGAAACGGTTGCTGGTTCAATTTCTAATGTTAATACCGTTGGCGCTAACATCAGCAATGTTAATACGGTTGCTGGTATCTCGGCTAATGTTACTACGGTTGCTGGAATCTCAAGCAATGTTAGTACGGTAGCTGGTAACTCAGCAAATGTTACTACTGTTGCTGGTTCAATTGCTGCTGTTAACACTAATGCCACTAATATTGTAGCAATCCAAAACGCTTCATCTAATGCTTCTACTGCTACCACCAAAGCAGCAGAGGCTTCTTCGTCTGCTTCCGCTGCGGCTGCTGCACAAACTGCTGCGGAATCCGCTCGTGATGCAACGCTTGCATCCTTTGATAGCTTTGATGATCGCTATCTTGGATCTAAGACAGGCGATCCTGCAACAGATAACGATGGCAATACTCTGCTTGCTGGAGCTCTCTATTTTAATTCTTCTTCTGGAATTATGAAAGTCTACACAGGTAGCGCCTGGGTTGCTGCCTATGTTTCTGGTGCTGACTTCTTGCCATTGAGTGGTGGCGCTCTTAGCGGATCTGTAACACAGACTGTTAACTCATCAGCCGATGCTTTTCGCATTACGCAGACGGGTGCTGGCAACGCATTAGTTGTTGAAGATAGCACAAACCCTGATAGCACTCCGTTTGTGGTTGACGCTTCTGGCCGTGTCATTATTGGTGGTACAGCGGCTCAAGCTGGCGGTATCAACCTGAGTATGTTTAACTCAGCAGCATCAACGGCTCCCGTTTACGAAGATTTTTACAAAGATCGCGCTGGCGCAGTTGTTACTTCTGGAGACGGCATCGGGCGCATTCGTTTCTTGGGATACGATGGGGCAAATTATATTAACGCCGCACAGATTGATTGTCTTGTTGACGGCACCCCCGGAACGAATGATATGCCGGGCCGTCTTGTGTTTTTTACAACGGCTGACGGCGCGTCTACGCCTACGGAGCGGATGCGTATCAACAATGCGGGCAATGTTGGTGTTGGCATCACAAGTTCTGTCGATACAACGCTGTATGTTGGCAAGAACATTACTGGGGCAACAACTGCATACGGGCTTCTCAACAATGGCCCTATTCAGTCTGATGTCACCACGACTGCCTATATGTTCCGTAGCCGTCCACAGACTGCTGCGGCAGCATTTACGTTGACGAATTTGAACCATTACGCTGCAAGCCAAAATACCATCGGGGCTGGCTCTGCTGTAACTAATCAGTATGGTTTTAACGCAGATAGCTCTCTTGTCGGGGCAACCAACAACTACGGCTTCTACAGCAACATTGCCTCTGGCACTGGCCGTTATAACTTTTACGCTGCTGGCACGGCTGACAAC